ACATTACTATTAATTGTGTGAGCTGTGCAACCTGAGAAGATTAAGCACAGCAATGTGATGATCGATGCAACTTTGGTACGTTTGCACATATAAGTTACTTCTTTAAAAAGAGTGCTCGTTCTGCTTCTCGGCGACGAACTAGACCTTTCATGACTTTACCGCCCGCTTTATTCCACACTAGAAATTGATCAGCAGCGCCTTGATAGTCACCTTTATTCAGTTTTTTTAATAAGGTTGAATTATTAAAAGCACCTGAGCCAATGTTGTAGGTCTTTCTTGGGAAGTAATTTTCCCTTCCGCTGCTACTGTGCGTAACTCTCCAACAGTTATACCCATACCTTGAGCAATTGCTTTTGCTAATGCTGGGGTTTGCTCCATTACAGAATTAAGTTCTTCTCCACGCAACGTTCCACTTGCCAAGGCCTGCCCGAACTGAACTAAAGCTGCATCAGCAGCTTCTGCGCTTGCACCACTAATTGCTACAGCTTTAGAAACTGTTTCAGTTAAACGTGCTGTGTCATCCATTGTGAGGTTTAAAGTTTTGGCATTATCACTAAAACGCTGGTAGACCTGTAGAACAGAATCCCATGCTGAATAGGTTTTTTGAGCAATTCGGAATGTATCTTCAGTTGCCTTGTTTAGCTCAACTTGGCTACTCGTTACTAACTTGAGGCGGTTTTGGAGTCCTGTATAAGTGTCCATCTTAGAAATGGCAGCACTTACAGTAACTAAACCAGCCATGTAGCCAGCAAGTTGACGCGTAGCGACAGACAAACCATCCATAGACTTCGTGGCAAAGTCTCCCTTGCGCTCAATGCTATCTAATTCATTGCCTAGATTACGCGCATTACGCTCTGCATTTTTAGCATCAATTACAATAACGAGACGTGATTCTTGTGCCATCTTACTTTCCTCTAGGCAATAAAAAACCCACTCATTGAGTGGGTTGTTAACTAAATTTAACTATCTTTCAGTTTCATCAGCCACAGCTGCAATATCGGCCGCGGCAGCAGCGGCTGCCACCTCTGCACTAGGCATAGATTCATCCCAACTTTCACGCAACTTTTCAGCTTCTCTTTCGTGCTTTTGATTTCTATAGATTGTTTCAATTTCTTTATAGCGATTGGTATCAATTTCATTGAATGGACTATCTTTTGCACCAACAACTCTTTTAATGGCTTTATTTAAATAAAAGTTTGAACCTTGAAACTCAGCAAGAGGAATATGTGCAGCCAAACCAATATCTTCACCATCACTTTTCAAATTGTATAGATAAGTATTCAATGGCTCAGGGCTTACCTCATCTTTATTCAATCGATAAATAAAGCTACATTGATAATATCCTCTTATTGACGCTCCATATGAGTTATGGGCCTCATAATCAATATCAACTGTTAATTCTCGAAACCTAGCTTTCTCATCCTTAATATTGTCCTTAACTATCCCATCCTTAGTAATGAGATCACCAAATACATTAGTAATATCCTCAGCTGGCGGAATAACTGTAGAGATATTTGCCTCTCCAATCTTTAGGCTGGATGGGCTTTTTAATGAGTTGGTTAGATAATCAACACACTTATCATAAGTTGAATTGAATACTTTTTTATCAACCCCAGTATTAGCTTCTTTGCAGCCACCTAATAAAACCACTAAACCAAGTAAAAATAATTTATTCATATTTTACCTTTAAAAAATTTTGAAACTTTAGCTAATAATCCTTTTTGTGAACTGCACTTTCTGTGTAGTTCAACTTCAAGTTCTGACTGTGTTAACTCTCTATATTCTTCCAGATTAACAAAATCTATTAGTTGAAATTCATTGTTTTTGTATAAGTTAAATCTGAACTCGCCTAAATAAATGGCTTGTATTTCTTCATCTAATGTTTGAAACCAATCAGCAAATGTAATATTTGAATTGATTGTGCCAATTTCATGTTTATTATTGATAATAATCTTATAGGGTCGATTTCCTATTGTTGTTCCATCGCCTGTAACAGGGATAACCAAGCATCTACAGTCTATATGTAGAGGGTGATCACTGGCTTTATCAACATGTGTAATCCTGCCATCCAAAGCAGCACATATTAAACAGCAGTTCAAATCCAATGTTGCAATATGCTTAACTGAATTAATCCCTAAATTTTTATAACTGTGTTTATCCCCAGCTTTAATTTCCATAAAAATACCCTCATATTTGAGGGTATTTATAGCATAGGTTTTGTTATATGGTTAAGCGGCAAAGTAGTCAGTCAGATTAATCCCATAAACTGCTTTCCATGCATCTCTATGGTAAATCTTCACAGATCCATAATTAGCATCAGCAATGTCTTTAATTTTTTTGCCATTGGCTAAGCACCATTTCTTAAGTTCACGCCAGTTGTATTTACCACCTGCGACCTTTTCAACCGCCTTAACCGAAGCATAGTTCTTAGATTCACCGATTTGCTCTTTCAACTTCTCAGCTTGACGGCTCTTAACAGAAGCAGTTGCCATTGCAGTAGCTGTTTTCTTGTCGCTAATCTCAGCTTTTGTGGCAATTGCATGGTCGCGCTCTTTGAATGCAACTTGTTTTGCTTCATATTGATCAGCCCAAGCTCGAGCAGCTTCGGCAGGGTCAAAGAAGTTAGGCAAAGTAATTAAATCACCAGCAACTTGCTTTTCTAACTCAGCCCAACGGTCTACTAAGCGAGCTGTAAATTCTGGACATAGCTGTGCAACCACGATAATGCTATCTCGTTTGCCTTGTTCGCCAGTAAATTCGTACACATTAGTAAATCTATTTGGACTAAGTGACTGTTTATTTTCAACTTTCACCATTGGAGAAAGTTGAATAATTCCACGTTTTGCTAAACGCTCAATGCAAAGTACAACTGCACGGTGCTCAGATTGAACAAGTTCAGAAATTTCGAGGCTTGTCATAGTCTGAACATTGGTATTAACAAGTGCATTCATGACATTAGCCCTCCATTGCCTTTAGAGATTTTGTTCTTATTACTTGCATCAAGAAGTGAGTCAGCGAACCCTTGCATATGGCTTATAGCTATAACTTGTTCGCTAAGCGATTGTATTAACCAGCCAACATCATTGAATGTTCCTAACGGTATTTCTTCATTTGCGTTGGCAAGCAATACACCAATAGCACTTAATCCCTTTAAAACTGGAAGGTTTGCATTTTCCGCAGCACGTCCTACAGATTTTAGAAAATTTTCTTCATCTGCTGAAACAGAACCGTTTTGATCTGTTACCTTCTCAAGAATCTCAATAGGAATGGTTGGCAGTAGATCGGTAATATCTAGAACCTTGTCTTTATCAAACTCGAATGGTATATTTAACATAGTTCATATCTCACTGTTATGACTTCAATAAAGCCCTGTCCGCCAAGATCATGGGCTTTTTTGTTGTCTATTAGATTCATGCTTTCGCACCCTGTTGTTGCTTAGCTATAAATTCTTTTATAGCTTGGTTTATTAAATAATTTAGCGATCTATCCTCCTCTTTGCCTTTTTGCTTCAACGCATCTAAATATGCATCATCCAAAAAACGTAATTTATATTGGTGTCCTTTTTGCACTCTCATAAAAACCTCTAACACATCATTTAGGTACGTTTGAATTATGTACCTCTTTTATGCCATTGTCAACATCATAGAGGTACTCTATTATTCGAGTATTCTAAATTTGCGGTATATGGTTTATTTTTATGAGCGAAAATCAAAAAGATCCTCAATACAAGCTGCGCTGGTCTGAAGAGCTTCGCGGGAAGATCACAGATGCAGCAAAGGAAAATAACCGCTCAATTAATGCTGAAATTACCCAGCGCCTTGAAGATTCTTTTACAAACAAAAGTGTTGACCCTGATTTTTTCCAAAAGAATATGAATTTCTTCCTTGCAGCTTACTGTGCTGGTTTGGAGAGCAACTATGATGAAGCAATTGCTCAGTTAGAAGAGGCTCTTTCAAAGTCTTCCACAATGGATGAGCAAACAAAACAGTACCTCGAGCACAGGCTACAAGTTAATAAAATTCTTAAAAAAGAAATGAACAGATTGGTTCGGATGAACTCCGAAAGAATTAAGGATCCTCAAATAGTAGATTCTGATAAGCTATTGTAAATAAAGCACCTCACGGTGCTTTTTGGCGCAATAAAAAACCTGCTATGTGCAGGTTTCTTTTCTATTCGGGTTTAAGGCAGGTTCTGCAATTTTTAGAGTTAATATCTAAATCTTTAGCTTTATACCATTCTTTGCACTTGATGCATTCTTGATGTTCTCCTTGATCCCAACGTAGGAACAGGACCTCTAGTTCAGTGTAATTGCTAGGAGTTTGCTCACGAATATAAAGAATAATCGGATGAAAAAGAAGATAATTGTTAGTTAAAATACTCTTAAAACTGCCTTTCAACATATCTTCATCTAGATTGTTGTGTCGGATGCCGACAGCAATAAACTCAAGGAAATTTAGAAGATAATGTACAGCTGATCTTTCTTCAGCCTTTAATTCTAAATATTTTTCTTTTGAAACATATATCCTATCTTTTTCAGTCCAGCCATTTTCTTCTTTTACTTTTGCTCTTAACTTCATTGCATCATCTACTTTGGCGACATATGCAGTTGAAGTTCTACTATTCATGAGCACTTGCATAGCATGTGTTTTAGTTGCATTTATTATTTGAAGACGACTTGTAAAAATCCATCCGGCAATCGCAGCAATGGCTGATAGAAAAGCCACAAAAGAAGTGAGTTTACTTGAGCCAGCCGGGGCTTCGCTTAATAATCCAAATATAGTGTGCTGCTGAAAGTAGTAGCTTTCATTAGCTTCTTTAACCAAACTAATATTTAAGAAATTATATTGTTCGAAAAATCCTTTCCAGAGCAACAGTTCGATAATTACGATTGTCAAAAACAAAAATACATAAAGTAATTGAACACTACTTCTGTACTTATAGAAATATTTATCCCTTACTTTAAAGAAAAAGTAACTTGAAATAATTAAGTAGGGCAGAATCAATAAAAAGTTTAATAGATATGTTGTCATTATATGCTCAAAAAATAAGGCATCTACTTGAGATGCCTTATTTTATATAAATCTTTAGCAGTTTGTTAGCCCAAACCATAGCCATCGGTAAGTTTATTATAAGTTTTCATAGTAGTCTCCTATTAGCGCATTGGGATAATGTTCGCGTTTACGAACACCGCGTTTAAACGAATACTATTTACTAATGACAGTTTTGTCAATAACGAATCGTAGCGTCGTTGTCAATAGAGCAGCCGTCTTATGTTACATCAATCGCGCTATATCACGTCGCAAAGTCTAAGTTATGTCCCGAAAGTCTGTGATGGTATCCAGTTTGAACAAGATGATGAGTCATGCACATGCAAGATTTTCCGTAAAGACCGCAACCACCCTACTGTTGTGACTGAGTATTTATCCGAGT